ACTCACCACATCCATTTTTTAAAGAGTTCTGCCCGCCAAGAGGATATTCTTCTCAAGTAGTACATTCTTGTAATTTCTTAAATAATGAAAAATTCTGTTTTGCCTATAATGTTTTTCGCGATATTTCTGAATCAAAAATAGCACTTGGTGCATTAACAAACAAGTTTAATTCATATATGGCATTCGCCTTCCTTAAAAACATAGCCGGGTGGCGTGACAAGACCGAGGTAACTGGAGAAGTTAAATTTGATATTCAATCCCTCATCACAGACATCCATCGAACAGAAAAAGAAAATTCTGGACGCCTGGCGAAAGTCTCCAGTAACTAGACACTATTCGTTTTCTAATATGAAGCTATGGGAGAAGCAAGAAGAAATACTCTGGGCTGTTCGTAATAATAAACGTGTCTGCGTGAAGTCTGGAAACACCGTCGGTAAGTCGTACATCGCAGCAGATATAGTAATGGATTTTCTAATATGCAATTATCCGTCAAAGGTTGTAACAACAGCACCATCGTGGCCACAAGTCGAAGACATCCTTTGGAAAGAGATTGCAACACATTATAATAAATCTAAGATTCCAATTGGTGGCAGATTACTAAAAACAGAATTGATCTTTAATGACGAGTGGTTTGCAGTTGGTATATCGACAGATCAGCCTGTTAGGTTTCAAGGCCGCCATTCACCACATCTTTTAGTTCTTATTGATGAAGCATCAGGAATGAACCCAGATATCTGGGATATGATCGAAGCATTGCATCCTGAGAAGATTGTCGCAATAGGAAATCCGTTAGAAAACTCAGGTAAGTTTTATGAGATATTCTCATCTGCTCTTTGGCATAAGGTAACGATCAATTGTCGTGATTGCATAAAGTGGCAAAATAATAATGTCGTGATCCCTGGCTTAGTAACACAGCAGTGGATCAACGATATGGAAGACATACATGGACGAAACAGCCCATATGTCAAGATCCACGTCGACGGTGAGTTCCCTGAAGAGGCATCAGATGCACTTATTAGTAGAAGCTGGGTTGAGCGAGCGAGATTGGGATTAGACATCGATGGTAAGTCACTTGAAGAAGAACGCGAAGAAGATGTTGTACGGTTGGTATCGTGTGATGTAGCGACAAAGCATGGCGAGAATGAAACGGTCATTGGATATAGTTATGGGCACACAATAAAAGAAATGCAAGGTTACTACCGTGTATCAATTGATAAGTCAGCTGATAATTTAGTTTGGAAATATTCGCAGAAGCGAGCGACATCTGTAACAATTGACAGCGACGGTGTTGGTGAGGGTCTCGCAGATATTCTGATTCGTAAACATATTCCAGTGTTGGAGTTTCACGGTGGCTATGGACAAAAGGCAGTCGACCAGACAAAGTTTAAAAATCTTAGGACACAATTCTACTGGATGGTTGCAAAGAAGTTTGAGAAGGGAATGTATAATTTAAAACAGATTCCTGAACGTGAATATCAGATACTTAAAAATCAATTATGTTCAATACGAACAAAAGCACCAGACGCGTTAGGTCGTATCCAAATTGAGACGAAAGAAGACATGATGGCAAGACAAGTTAAGAGCCCTGATTACGCAGATACATTTGTACTTTTAGAATACGGACGTTGGGCTGCTAAATATACTTTAATTGATGAAATAAAGTGGAGATGAATTTAATAGTGCATAAAGTTTCTAGTAATTATACTTTGCAGCAAGATGATCTTATTTGTTGGGTTAATATTGGCTTTGTTAGAATAAGTGAAGATTTATTTAAACAATTTGAAAATTTATTTGTTCCTAAAATTATGACTAACAATAAACAATTTATAATTGTGCTCCCTGAGAATGAGGATGATGCTAAAAAGTACATTATTAATAGATTAGAAAATAATAAAGAAGATTTAGGATATATAATTTCTAATAGTAGAGAAAAATATTTTGAATTTTTTAAAAAAATATTAAGAGGGGGACCATGTCAAAATTAGGTGGAATTCGCGGGATGCAATATCAAAAGAAATCTTTTACAAACTATCCTGACAATACAGATAGCATTAAAGGCGGCGGCGGCTATGTTCCCCCTCCAGTTGTGATGGCTGATATGCCAGTAGCTAAGGAAGTCCATAAGCAAATCATTCCATTCGGTGATCGCATCCTCGTTAAGACGAAGAAGATTGGCGAGAAACTTGGTGGTGGTATTCTGTATGCACCAGATGAAACACAAGAACGTCGCACTGACTTAGCTGAGGTAATTTATGTTCCTGATAACAGTTTTTGCGATGAGTCGTTAGTGGCTGCCAGTGAAACAATCGTAAACTCGTTAACTGAAAAGGCACAGCACGGCGACTCATCTGCATTAAAGACATTGCTTGAGTTTAACTATTATCTTAAGATGAAATCAATTGTCGTTGGTCAGACTGTGATGATTAGTAAGTATGTTGGTACGACTTTTTATGATAGTCATGCGAAGGATCAGTTGACTCTTGTAAATTTGACTGATATTGTTGGCACTGTTAAAGAGATCAAGTGATGAGCAACAACGGTAAACTAAACCAAGATATCCTTAAAGTCGAATTTGTTGATAGTAAAATGAAAGTTTCATTTTTTGGTAATCCGCAACATTGGTCTTTGGCTGTGCGAATGGCTTCATTGGAATTAGACAACATTATTATTGGTAACCAACAAACCGTTGAAGAGAAGTTAGTAACAATTCCTAAAGGCATTATGCCTGAGGGATTATTAAAAAAGTTAATATGAAAAAAGTTGATTTAGGTATCAAGCTTTTAAAGTTATTTAAAGAACAAAGAAAATATTTTACTCGTAACGCTGATGGAGAAAGGGTTATTACTAACCATATTTTATATAACTCATTAGAAGATGAATTATATTTTTTACAATTAAAAATTGGTTGTTATAATAAAAGTAAGATGAAAAAGAAAATTAAAAGGTATGCATAATGCCAGACGGGCTACAAACAGATCCTGAAGACCTGACACGCTCAAATGATGAGATTGTCAAAGAGATAGAAGTCGAGAATGAGAAGGATTATCTCAAGGAACTCAAGGTTAAGAACAAAGGCTTTTTAGTCGAGCTTGACATGCTTGAACGTGAACGGATCGCTAGATGGATTTGTGATCGTCATGAAGAAGCATTGCCGAAGCATAAAGAGTTGTGTGATAAGTTAGATAAATATGATGAAGTTTATCGAATGGTTCCACATATACCTGAAGGCTCTGATGGTGACGATAGCACTTATGTCTCTCCATTATCTACAGTAACTACTGAAGTGATTCACGCCAACGTGATGAATGTTATCCACTCACCAAAAGAGGTGCTGCGTGTATTGCCGACAGAAGAAGGTGATGTTAAGAAGGTGAATAAGGTCAGTGTGTTTGGTAATTGGTCAATGGATAACGAGCTTGACTTATTTAGATGCACTGATCGTTTGTTCCATAGTTCGGCGAAGAACGGCGAATGCCCATGGATAATGACTTGGGATAAACAGTACGGTACAGAAATAATCAGAGAGATACTTTACAATCCAGCCAATCCTACTGAACCTTTATTTGACCCAAACACAAAAGAAGTTTTATATCAAGAGGTTGAAAAAACAAAACTACTTTACAATGGTCCAAAGTTTGAAGTTTTCTCTCGTCGTGATTATATTCAGCCACCTAATGCGATGATGGGGAAGACGCCTCATTATGAGATGAAGGTTGTGCGATTAACGTACGATATGTTTTATCGTGAGAGCTTGCAGGGCAAGATGTATCCAGCAGCTATTGATGAGATAGTAGACTGGCAAGGTCAGACAACAATGTCAAATAAGATTGCTGATTATGATGGTGATACTTCAATAGTGAAGTATGAGAAGGAGTTTATTGAGTTTTATGGACGTATCCGTATCAATGTGTTAAAGGAAGGCAAGGAGAATGAACTTGAAGACTATGATGAGCTTGAAGATGAGTTTATTGCATTAGTTGATGTTGAGAATGAGGTGCTATGTCAGTTGCGAAAAAATAAGTTTCCATTAAAGGAACGACCAATTGATATTGACTACTTCATGCCAGATGATGAAGGAAGACGATGTGCTCTTGGTGTCTTAGAGTTGATGGATGGACCGCAGACGGCTTACGACGCTTTGTTCAATCAGTTTCTTCGTGGTACGGTAAATTCAAATGAACCGATTGCATTCTTCTCACCGTTTGGTAATCAGAAGAATGAGCCAAAGAAAATCAAGCATGGTTATATGTACCCAACATCAGACCCAAATGGTGTGCAGATTTTTCAGTTACCTGCTCCAAACGCTTCGTTGAAGTTGCTGATGGATACCGTTTCTTATTGGGCGCAGTTGTTATTTGGTATTAGTGAGTATTCAGCGGGCCTTGAAAGTACAATAGATCCGTCTGCTTCTGGGAAGAAAGTTGAAGCTGTTGTTGCTCAAGGCAGTGTACGTTTGAATATGATTATTAAACGAAAGAATGAAACACTTAAAAAGATCTTTCGTAAGTGGTTTTTACTTTATAAAGAAAACATGCCGCCAAATAAATTTATGCGAATTGCTGGGAACGATAAGGATAATCCGTGGGAATTTCAAAATGTTACATATCAAGATTTTGATTTGAAGTCGATACCTGACTTTGAATTGACCGGCAATATTTTGAATGTGAATAAGACGTTAGAGGTTAGCAAGCGATTGGCTGTTTATAATGTTTTAATTGGGAATCCATTATTCAGCCCACAGACAGCACAAGGACTTCAAGCAATTCATTCATTAACTAAATGGCTTGTTGATGGGTTAGACGATAACACAGGTCTTTCTCGAATTGTGCCACAAGCTGCAGGTGACAATGTGCAGACACCTGAAGAAGAAAATGCTAGGTTCATGCAAGGCGATACTGGTACTCCGACAGAAGGCGAGGATCATGTTTACCATATTAAAATACATAATATGCCTATGATGGATCCTAACGTTCCTGATTCAGTTAAACAGAACATTGCAGCGCACATTGCTGATACTATACAAATGTATAAAAACTCAATTACGCAACAAATGGTAATGATGCAATCCGGCATGATGGGTCCACAAGGAATGCAGCCAGGTATGTCTGGTATGCCACAAGGAGGAATGAATGGCATCAGTCAAGGAAACACAGGAAATGGACAAGCAGCGCCGTCTCCGCTTGAAGGAGTTCTTCAGAGGGAGCCAGCCGGAATGGTCTGATTTGAAAGATGAGATTTTGACTTGCTTAAATAATTCTATGATGACGTTGAAGTCAGCTGGTTGCGAGAAGCGAGAGTTTTACGCAGGTAAGTGTCAAGGCTTTGAAGAGGTGATTAAGATTGAGGAGATGTTTGTAGAATGATTGAGAATAAATTTAATTTATATGAGAGTGTTAAGATAGTCCCATTGGATGGTACAGTTGGTTTAATTATCGGAATATGGATTGCTCATAAAGGTATTCAATATCAAGTTAGGTATTTTTCTTGTGGTAAATCTGAAGAAGTTTATTTTATTGAAAGTGAATTGATTTAATGATCTGGTATCTTGTTTCTATGAAGCATGAACTTGAAAGATTGAGAGATGGGAAGTTTTTTGGAAATATTTCTTTTCAGTTGAATATAAAAGAAGGTGGTATTGCTAGTATGAATGTGGTGTTATCAAAGTCAATCAAAGAACCAGCTGAGTATGCTGACAGGATGAGTCTTGTTGAGGAACTAGTTAAAACATAGGGGGATGTATGCCAGAAGGTAGAGCAATGAAACAGAGGATTCGCGGCAAGAAGAAACCGACAAAAAGAGTTAAACCTAAAATAGGGGGTTATTAAATGGAAGAGCACGTTTTGAGTAAGAATAAATCTGTAGTAAAAACAAAAAAGCAAACACGTTATGTTAGAGTTGATCGAGTTGTTGAGTTTGAGAAGAGTGGATGGGTTAAATCTAAAGATCAGTCCTTTAATGGTATCAGCGGCAGCGGTGCAGTACAAGCTGCAATCAAAAACAATGGCGACTTAGTGTTAATGGAAAAATAAAGGAGATTTAAA